GGTTCAAATCCGGTACGGGATGCCACTCTTTTATCAAATAAAATCATACACTTAACAAGCCCTCGGCCTTTTGGTCGGGGGCTGTTTTTTTGTGTTTGTTCCAACTTTGTTCCAACTTTTCTTGTGCTTTAAGACATTTTATGTCATTGTATAGTACATTTAATGATTGTTTGGGAGCGTCAGAATGAAAGATTTAAAGGTAAGATTTTGGAAAAATCGTGGATATTATGTAATAAATGCTGCGCGTATCGGATTGAACGAAAGACATGGTAAATTTGAAACTGAAGACGCTGCAAAAAAAGAAGCAGAAATATTAAAAGCTAAGTTTCTTTTGAACGTAGATGTTGTTGCTTCTGAAAAGCCAAAACTGTTTTCAGTGTCAGATGCCATTGATGATTATTTAGCAAATCAAGAACTGTTAATGACAACCGCATATCATGCCGAGCAGACATTTAATTTAAAGTTGATGAAGGCAATTAAATATGATGGCATGCAAATACAAAAACATCAGATCGAAAATCTAGGCGCGAAGTCTCACCGTGCAAAATTGCGAACCTGCCTTCAGCTAGAAATACAAAACGAAGGCCAGAGCCACGACACTATGTCTAAACGCCGCAAGCACTGGCAGAAGTTTTTTAGCTATGCAGTTGGCAGGGGCTGGCTTGATGCAAATCCTATCGCAGATTTAAAACTGCCAGAAAAAGATGCGGTCGATTGCAGAGCGCCAAAGGTACAAAAAGATTTCATAAGCTGGTTGCAAACTGACGGTCTTGATGCTTACAGCGCCGCATATATAAATGCCGCTGAAAAGGTGCTTGCCTCTGGACGCAAAAAATATAAGAAACGTAACAACCTGACCATTCCACCACAACGGCTAGAGCTAATGATGTTAGTGGCAATGACAACTGGGATTCGTCAGGGTGAGCTAAGAGGCATCAGGCGCTGTGACTATTCATCCAACAGGCAAATTATTACAACGCGCCAAGCTGTGAAACATGAAACAAAAAATGTTGGTAAAATCAAAACTTCTCAGGGGCAAAACAGACGTATCGAGGTGCCAGCGGAAGTTTGCGCTATGCTGGATAGCTACCTTGCCACAAGCAAATTTCAAGAACCGACTGATTTGATTTTTCCGTCATCAGTTGGAACGCCACTGCGAAAAAATGATTTTAGTAATATCTGCAAGCCAATCCGAAAGGCTTGTCCGTTTTTAGATGAAGACACTGGCGAGGTATTGCATTTTGTCTGGGGTGATTTGCGCCATGCTTTTGCCAGTAACTTGATTGACCGGCTTGGGGCTAATTGGGCGGAAGTTGCTGAATCTATGGGCCACACAAACGCCGACTTTACACGCAAGCAATACGGTCATTACATTGAAGATGAGGAGAAGAGCCAGCGCAAGCGCGAGGCGGCTGGCGGCATATTGGTAAAAAAAGAGAGGCGCTTATAGCGCCCCTCTAATCCTCTCTAAAAGTTTCTGCCAAAATGATTTTGGAGCCTTCCGATTATCCCAGTAAGCTCTCAGCCGTTTTGAGTGCGCGGCCTTTTGCTCCGTTGTCCAAGGCTTTCTTGGTTTTCGCATTTTGTCTCTCCCAATTTATCAATTTCAGATTTCGGAATGTAGTAGCGTGATCCATCCATGACCGCGTTAAACACGCCTGACTTTATCCAGCGTCTAACCCTCTTGCGGCTGGCCTCATTATAGCCTTCAGCAAACAGAGCATCACAAGCCTCTTTCAGCGTGTATAGAAGCTGATTAGAACTCATATGGCGGCTCACTTATCGGCGCTGGCGCAATGGGTGCAGGTGCAGCAGGCGCGGCAGGTGGCGGGCTAACAGAGGCTGGCCCAGCGCCATCATTGATAAACAGCGTAGAGCTACAGACCTTATGATATGTATCACCGATTTTTACCTGCAATTCCAGCGAGGGCTGCTTTTTCCAATCGTCTTTATTGGTGTTGTAATAATTATCAAGCTGTGCTTTTAGCTCTGGGTCTTGCACATTAAACCAAAGCGAGATGCTTAGATTTTCGTCAACGCGGATTTCACGTTGTAGCCGTTTAGCTTTTACCGTTGCCTTATATTCAGGTCTTGCCATTTCTTATATCCTCTTCGTGTTGCTTCCAAATCGCGTAAAATCGGTTGTATTGTGCAGGCTGTTCTTTATGCATCTGCATAAGCTCCGGGTTTATTTCACTAACCCAGGCATTGAGGCTGACAAGTGATTTAAACGTCCTGCATTTTGCCTCTAACTCTGACGTATCGACTGGCTTTGTGTTGCTGTTATCCTGCAACGAGCCGTTGATTTGTCCGTCATCATCATCATCAAAATCTATTTCTTGGATGCCAGCGGCAAGCCCAAGACACGCCATAAGCGCATAACGCCGGGCATAGCTAATAGCTGAACCAAGTTTCTGGTTATTGGTCATATCATCGACAGCAATCGGATAGCGCCCAACCTTCTCATCACCGCTTTCATGCATGATATAGGTCTTTAGGTGCATCCCTATGCCCTCATCATAATCAACCAACTGGCTGAATGAGAGGCCGTGCTGGGCCGCTTCCTTTACTTTGGTCATTACTGACCCAACAGATGCGTACTGGCTTCTGTTGCCCGTCTTATCTAATTCTAGCCCGGTCTGCGCGGCTTGGAATGTAGCAAGAGCTTTTGCTAATTCATTCATTGTCACCTTCCACTTTTTTCGTGTTAAATATGCCCTTATGGGCTGGGTTATTCTTCATCCAAAGCCTTGCGTAATAGGGCTTGTGATGGTCGTTTAATTTGACAGCTTCCCCGTCCGGGCGTGCATCAATGATTGCAACTGATGTCTCCCACCGGATGCGCTCCATAATCATCTGGCTACCAATGCGCTCATAACCGCGCTCGATAGCTTGCTTTGTGAAGCGATCCCAAAGCTGATAGACGATTGGGTTTTGCTTATGAAACGCCATAAACTTAGCTTCACGCTCGTTGCGGGGCACCTCTAGCGCATCAAATAGGTTGCGTTGCTGTTCCATTACCAATGCCCCGGCACAGCGGCATAGAGCAGGCTAATCATAGCCCAGAGCCAGAAGGTGGTGAACAATGCGCCACAGCTATATTTTAGCACCTGCATTGCAGTCCTGTATCTGCGCCGACTGCGCTGAATATCGTTGACCTGATGGAAATGTAAGTTGATATATTTGTCTTTTATCATTTGAACCCCCATAGCGTTTTGGCTTCATCAACAAGGCTGGGTTTCATATCCCATGCCCACATATGCTTAAAATCTGGCTCAACGAGGCGAAGCATATCCTCAACTGAATCAGTGCTTTTAAGTAGATTTTCGCGGATGGCGCATTTTGCAATGATGTGCTTCAGCGCTGACTGCAAACCTTGCTCAGTCAGCCTCTCGCAGTTATCAGCGTTGAAAATGCGGTAATCTTTTGCTGTTGCGTAAACGATTGTTTGCAATAGCCCGGTGCCAGCCCAATAGCCTGCAACTTGGCAGATGTGGCTCCAATCAGGCTGTGAGGGCAGGGCAGCGCTACGCTTGCCGGACTTAGTATTAGCCGCAACACCCGACCATTTTGTTTTAAGCTCAATACGGCGTGAGAAGTCTGGAAACCCGCTATAGGGCAAATCAAGCCCGTCTAATTGGGTGAGAATCTCTGTCTCGCCCGTGATTTGATTGATGCCTGCAATGCTGTGAGCCTCGCGGATGCCATCGACAGCGTTCTTAATAACAAGGTCATATTCATCACGATTGACAGACAGCTTGCGCTCATCCTTGCCATCATCCCAGCCTCTTGGCTCATATTCATCAAACAGGGCCATGCCATAGCGCACAACGGCATCAAAGCTATGACCGTCAAGCAAGTGCTGATTAACGCAATCCTGCACAATACGGCCTGCAAGCATGTTTGCATTATCATTGTCTAAAAATTGAATTGTTTGCTTGGCAATAATTTTATCGCCATCAGCCTCGCCCTTCAAAACTTTCCAAGCCGCATTTTTGCGAGGACGCAAAACACACTTATCGAAGAGCGTGGCGCATAAAGGGCGCGAAGGGTTGCTGTGATGCAAATAATGTTTTTTGGTTGCCCACAAAATATCTTTTGGCGCTAGCATAAAAAAACCCCTTAGTGTGAATCACTAAGAGGAGATTAAGAAGCTAGACTTTAAATGTCAAGCGTATGTGCTTTAAAAATCAGCTAGCGCATCTATATAAGTCACCTCACGCAAATCTGGGCGATAGATAAGTGCTAGTATTGGGGTAGCCCACATGACATCTAAACCTCTATAAACATTTTCATCTTGTGAGCATCCATAACAATGACTTTTGGCAAGTGTATAGCGACCGCCCGGCTCTGGGTATAATGTGCCACGGGTGTGAGTTTTCATTTGCCCTTCAATTAAGTGGGGTTCTTTAAGTCTGCACCAGCTGAGTCTTTGGAAACATTCTTTATCGACATAATGGCCCCCGATAGGGGCAAGCCTAATTGTTTCTATAGCTCCCTTATGGTCAGAGTAATGTCCTTGATAATCTGGATCAGTATCCCAAACGATAGCGCCAGTATCGGGTTGATGAAATGCAGATAACAAAACATATCCAAATTTGTTTTCTGAAAAAGAAGTTTCAAATTCATTTGTGCTGACAATCTTGGTGTCATTCCTGTTTTTATTTTTATGTAATACGATTTTGCCAATAATCTTAACGGGGTCTGATTTATAGCTTATCTGATATGGCTGGCATCCTAAAATTTCGGCATAATCCTCTGCATCGCGCAGGGTCATAGGCACTTTTTCATGTATATGCCTTGACAGGGTTTCAGGTGTAACGCCTTTTCGCTCGGCAACTACTTTCTTTTGCAAGCCAGCAGCCCGGATCATTTTATCTAGATTATTGTTCATAGAGATCATGTTACATACCCTGTCATTTTGTGTCACTTAAAAATATCTGTAAGTGGGTTTACATAAGATGTCAACTATATTACTTAAAATAGCATGACACTTGATGACTTTAGAAAAAATCAGGGCTGGTCTTACAGCAAACTAGCTGACGCTGTAGGAGCGAGCCACGCAACAATAGCCCGGCGCTGGTGTCTA